ATGACTTTTCAACTGACTAAAGAGGATTTTCTTTTAAAGGCCGGTTATACGGAAACGGATTGGGAGAGATCCTCACTCGATTGGGAGCAATTTGTCGGCATCGCAAATCAGCATGAGAAAATGCGATCTACACTAGCGCTACACGGCGGTGCGATTGCTAACCGCATTCAAGCTTTTGCGGGTGTTCATTCCGTAAGGTGGCGAGTCAAAGAAACTTTTGCACTATTAAAAAAGATATTAAGAAAAAATCTTGAGTCAAAAGCGAAGGATAAATGGCAAAAAATTACACCCGAAAATTACCGATCGGTATTTTCAGACCTCATTGGCGTAAGAGCACTTCACTTACTGAAAGAAGAGTGTATCGAAGTTGATAAGCAGATCCGGGATACGTGGCACGTAGATGACATTACCATCTTCAAAAGACACGGTGACTTGGAGATCTCTGAGATCATTGAACGTGGTGCTACGGAAGAAATACACAGCGCAGGGTACAGATCAATTCATTACGGCATTGCTTATCAGCCTGAAAAAGAACCTATACTAGTTGAAATTCAAGTCAGAACTATATTCCAAGAAGGCTGGAGTGAAATCGACCACAGAGTCAAATACCCAGACTTCTCAAATAACGAAATTCTAAAATACTTCTTAGACGTATTTAACGGCTTGTCTGGAACCGCTGACGAAATGGGGTCATTTGTAATACTTTTAGACAATTTAATAAAACAACAAAGTGCATTCCAAATTGAAAGCGAGCTTGCTCTGTCAGTTAGAGATTCTGAAGTCGAAAAACTTCAGGAAGAAATTAACAAATTAAGATCTGACGGGAGGGCACCCGATGACTCAATTGACTCTCTTCAGACCAGCGTCAACAAAATCAAAGATCGTAATACATCTTCCAGACACACCACTTGGGTCAACAGCTTATTAAATCCAAACACGCACAACTTTAATCAGGCAGCGGAACACGCTCGCTCTATAATGTCTGGGTTAACCATAAATCCTGAACTTGCTGAAAGCATGAAAAATCAGAATGCTTTATATGCTAATGCAATTAAGCACTTCAACCTACCTAACATTGCCATGTTAGAGGCCATCCAAAATTTCACCAAACCAAATCCTGCTGTGTTGGATGCGATAAAAGGGATGAATCTCCCTATGGCCAATATATCAGCTATGCTTTCACAAAAAGACAGTTCGAAAAGCGACGTATCAAAGATCACTGACGAGAGAAAGTCATTACCATCCTCTTCTCAAGCGGATAGCGAAACCCCGACAAACCTCCAAATTATCGAAGATGATAATTCACTTAGAGCAGACGACAATACAGACAGCCCGGACAATCAAAAATAATCATCAGCAACGCGCCAGCGTTAATAGGCTAGGTTATCAAGGACAATTCAATTGCAATATTTCATGCTTATCGCTTGCATAGTAGGCCCGATTCTCGCTCCTGCGGTCCTTTTCGTTACTTTCTCCAACGGACGGTTAATCCATAGACTTAAAAGCTTAATCACACTAAATTCTCGCGAAAGCTTATTAAAACAAAAGCTCTTTTGGCTAAGCCTGATCATTCCACTGTGTTATTTTTTCATATTTGGTTATATTTGCTGGCAGGGTTACAGTATTGATCTCAGCCAAGCGGGGGTGGAGCAGTTTTTGAAAATTAGCTCTCTGCCTCTGGCTCTTTTATCCTCAGCTGTGCCTTTAGGTGTAGTGGTCGCAAGCTTTCACTCAACACAGCAGACAGGAGAGCAAATAAGGGTTACATTGCATAAGAACAATCTCGACTCCTATTACGCTCATCGCACCGACTTCTATAATCATTTCTCGCGGCACGTAGACATCGACTACTTAGGCGTAATATCAGGAAAATTCCAACCACACCCTTTGCTTTATTGGAATTGCGTTAGCGGCGTACCAGGAGACGGGGCTCCGACGGCTAATAGCGATTTTTTTGAAGAGGTAGGCAGCTATTTCATCGAAGCGGCCAGGTCTTTAGACAAAATATTTGGCAGCACCTACACGCATCCACTTCTTTTTGATTACCTGATTAATACTTGTGCAAACATTTATCGAATTGCAAACACGCTTGGGTTGCGCGAAATCTATTTAGACCTAGCCAACGATAGCTATCAGATCACATTCCCTCCTGGAAACCCCTACAAAAGTGAGACTCAGTTCATTACGCTTGGCACTACTGACGCACACGCATTAGCCGCTTTTCGATACAGTTGGGATTTTTACACCAGTCTTTGCATCTACATAGGTTTAACACCAGTAACCCTTCCTGATGATACCGATCATATAGGGAACGGTGGAAGAACATTTCAGAAGCTAGGATATAGAAATATAGAATCAATATTCCTAGTGGAAATTGAGAAATTACGTTTAAACCCTCAGATTCGGATCATTAAAGGATCTGACATTGTAAGTAGTGCTGGTCGACGGGACGCTTCAGGGTGCTAAGCTGTTACAGAGTTCAACTGCGTAGCGAGAACTAACGCAGACGCGGCGGCTTCTTTAAACGCCGACGCATTAGTGGGCGTGGCGTTGCTCCATGAGTATGCCCTGTCAATTGAACATTCATCTCTTGCACCAGTTCGATCAGATTACATAACACCTTTAGAACGTTAACCGCTTCGGATCCTAACCAAGTCTTGGGCGCGACTAGACGCTGACCAACCGCGGCCACGCTATCGCGCATTCCCTGAATCCTTTCCTCCATATCGCTACCCACCATGGCGTTGTGCTTCTGCCCCACCACCAGGTTCAAGTCCCGTCCCGTCGCCTGGTGCAGATCATCCACCGCCGCCAGGCTCGCGGATCCGCCCGATAGCAACTTGAGTGCCCCCAGCGCCTCGATCTTCTTGATGCCACCCACCGATTCAGTTGAATGGTCGTCCACCGTCCTGGTGTGGCTCTGAAAGCTCTCAATGTTCTGCATCGCCTCCACTTCCCGCTCAATCGCCCTGTCCTGGATCTTGCCGTCGGTTTGGCGCAGCCAGTTGCCGTCGGCGTCGATACGCTGCTGACAGGCTTCGCTGTGCTGCCATACCTGGTCCCCCTTCGGAACCCGGGGCAGGCTCAGGCCATGCGGCAGGATCTGGGTGATAAAGGGTTTATGCGGCAAGCCATACGCGAAGCTGACCACCACCGTGGTGCCCTCCTCCGGAAAGCCGAACATGCCCGCCTCTTGCCCGCCCATCGGTGCCGGCAACGGCAGGCCGGTCAGGATCGGCAGCGCGGGATCCGGCTCGCCATCGGGCAGCAACACTTCCACATCGACGCCAAAGCGTGGCCGGAAGTCGTCGCACAGACCAGGTTCGGCCGGTGCATCGGGCACGGCCACCACTCGGCCAAAGCGTGGCAGGTGGTAGCCGCCGGTCAGTTCGGGGAATTGTCGTTCTACGCTGCGACGGATTGCGTCGTCCATTTGATCGCCATTTGGTTGCCGGCAAGGGTCACGCTGGTGATCCTATCGCCCTGATTGATGGTTGCACCTAGTCGCAGTCCTGGAAGGGCCGCGATCATTGCGCTCTGGTTACCCTGATAGCCGTCGAACAGCTCCACCGGCAGCTGCAGCGGCGCACGCACGCCAAAGAAGCTGTCGGCCCAACTGCCTACGAACACTTCGCCGTCGCCCTGCTGCCGCCAGATGAAATCGGGGATGCTAAAAACGCTGGCCAAGCTGTCCATGGCCAAGTAGCCGGCTGCCAGGCTGTAGAAAAACGGCGCCTTGACCTTGGCCTAGACCTTGTCTGGCAGCGTTAGGGGTTTACATGAATGGGGTCGAAGCTCGCGGGAAATCTGTGAGGATCTATTTTCAATACAACGGGGAAAAGTACTGGGAATCAATCCCAGGTGGCAACACGCCTGCCATGGTAGCCCAGGCAAAACGCCTGGTCGAAATCATCGAATACGAAATCCAGATCGGCACATTCGATTACGCACGGCACTTCCCCAACTCGGCAAAACTGATCGAAAACGCCTTCGGGCACTACCTGGACCTTTGGCTCACGATCAAGAGCAACAGCGTGGCCGCTACCTCTTTCCGTGGATATAAGAACAAGGCTGAGGTCCATGTGCGGCCACGCTGGGGTGAAGTTCAGATCGATCAGATTGACCATCTGGACCTGCAGGAGAGGATCCAGGGGCCGCTGTCGAAGCGGCTGAAGAACAAGACCATTCGCGACATCATCAGCAATGTGCGCCAGGTGTTCCGGCTGTACCGTACCCGGAAGAAGGTCGCACACGACCCAACCGAGGGGTTATTCGTACGTCTGCCAGATCCAGAGGCGCCGGACCCGTTCACCAGGGCGGAAATAAAGCTGATCCTCGAAACACACATCAGCCGCACCCAGGAGCTGCTGATGGTGCAGTTCATGATTTGGGCAGGCCCGCGGGTGTCGGAGACTATTTGTCGATCTGAAACAGGGGACAGTGACTTTCCGCCGATCCAAGGTGCGGGGAGCATATCGCGTGCCGAAAACCCGGCGTTCTACGCGCAAGGTGCGTCTGCTGGAGCCTGCGTATGATGCCCTGCGCAAGCTGGACGCCATCAACCAGCTCAAGACCGTGGATACGGTGGATGTCGTCGAGCGGGACAACAAGACGGTCCGCAAACACAAGCTGCACTTCGTATTCCTGAACACCAAGAGCGGCATGCCACACGTCAGCGACTTTGTCGTGAGGGACAGGTTCTTCAAAGCGCACTTGAAAGCGGCCGGCGTTCGCTATCGCGGTCCTGGCCAGTGTCGCCATACTTACGCCAGCCAACTGCTGACCACCGGCGTGGCTTCGGTCGACTGGATAGCGGAGCAGATGGGCCACACCAGCGCAAACATGATCCGACAGCACTACGGCATGTGGATCAATGAGGACGGCCCGGACGTCATCGGCATCCTGCAGCACGCCCTTGACCTGTAGTCGGACTCAGGTCTCTGTGAAATGATCCACACACCACCTCGATACTCCAAGCGAAGGAAATGCTTATGCCGGTGATGCATTTATTCATAGACACAAATATCTTCTTGAACTTCTACACATACCCCGACGATGACGATGGGGTCATAGATGAATTACTGGAAAATATCGGTCCGGACAAAATAGTTCTGCATCTACCGAAACAGGTGGAGAACGAGTTTGAGCGAAATCGAGAATCAAAGCTACATGGCGCTGTTACTGACTTTCAAAACAGCAAATTCCCTAATGCTGTGCCCAATCATATGCGAGGAACTGAAGCAGCTAAAAATTATCAGGAGGCTATAAGCAAGGCCGAATTTGCAAAGAAGACATTAGTTGCAAACGCTACGGGCCTAGCTTTGCAAAACGACCTACCAGTAGATAAAAAAATAACGGAAATATTCAAAAAATCAGAAAGATATGAAGAGAGTGACGCAACCTTTAGGCTCGCGGTTGAACGATCTCAACGTGGTAATCCGCCTGGAAAGGGGGAAAGCGTTGGCGATAGATACAACTGGGAAGTTCTCCTTCAGAATGTCCCCCCTGGAGACTTGCATATTGTATCGAAGGACGGAGACTATGCTTCCCCTTTAGCCAACCTAGACAAAAGATCGGTCAAGGCTAAGCGGTATCTTTCCGAGGAGTGGGCAAAAAGAAAAGAGGATGGATCACTCCACGTATATACAAATATTAAATCTGTTATTGCGCATTATAAAAAGCTAGTCCAACAACCAGCGATCCCAGAGCAAGCGCCTGTAGGTCTTGACGTCCCTCCGCCACCACCACCGCCGCCAGTCGCACCTACTCCAGTACCAGGCCCACCTCCCCCTCCAGTACCTGGGGCGGCAGTGGCCGATGCAGCAGACGAAGTACCGGATGTATTGCAAAACCCAGATTACTTAGCCGCAATCAAACAGAAAAATGATGCAGTTGAATACCTGAGTGAGAGTGGAAGTTTCTCTACCACACACGTTGCCATTTCCAAACTTTCCAACTACATGGGTTACTTTGATGCAGAAGACGCTACAAAGTTATTCTCTGCGGCCTTAGACAATGCTCAAGTAGGCTGGATAATTTCCGATGACGATGTCTACGACTTTTACGTAAAGCTTGCGAACGAATTTCTTACAGCAATTGAGCCAGAGCTAGCGAGTAAAGTTGTCGACCTAATGGGGCTTGCTCCTGCGCCAACGCCACCGCCCCCGCCCTCGCCGCAACCAGCACCGCCAATACCAACACCAACACCGCTCCCGCCCGAGTGGGCCTAGTTCCTTCTTGACACCAGACGTTTGAATAGGCAATCGACCTGACCCAGGCTTAATTCAGACCTGGGCCAGGTGGGTTTGGTCGTTTCAAATTTGGCGATAAAGTAGAGATTCAAAAGCACTGTAGAATTACTTAAAGATCGCTTTTTTGTAATAATCCCCTGACTCAATTGCAGGATACAGCACACCTAAGCGCTCAACACATCTGTGTTCAAACTCTTCGTGCACTGATTTCTCCCCCTGAAATCTTCTCTCTTTACCGACGGCTGCTTCGAGTGTCATCTCGCTAGTTATCAGATTAAGAACCTTCTTCCTGCATAGTTCTTCGTAAGACACCACTACTTGAAGAAAGCAAACCGTAAAGAGCGTCTTTAACACTTCAACACTGTTATTTTCCGCTCGAAAAGATTTAGGCACCACAGAGCGCTGATGGGATAGCAATAAACTTTTAGCTTTACTTACGTCCTTATCCGAAAAAGTCGCATATGGATTATGCGCAAAAGTATTTCTTATACTGTTACAACAGTCAAAAAACTTTCGTACATCTGAACTCAAAACACTTAAAGCGGAAAGAAAATCAAACTTCAGCAAAAAAGAAACCCTTCTTAGCTCCATTAAATTAGCCATAGGAAGAGCTTCAAAAAGAGTTTTATCTAAAACTTTATCTATCGAGAAGTGTAATTTCACCACCAAATTTAATAAATCGGTTTCACCCTCAACTAAAGTTCTAAAGTCTTTCTCAATAGACTCAACGTTCATCGGGCTCCCCTTATAAGGTTTCAAAGCGCAAATTTTTTTTGCAATTCAAATGTAAGCGTGAATTCCCCGCAACCAAGCTACACCCACCATATTCAGGTGCAGAGCTGGCCTCCAAAACGACCTAGTAGCTCCCAGCGATCAATAGTTTAGGCGCTCGTTTGCAGATCACCTACCTCCACCACCGTTCCCAGATTTGTTCCCATACGGTCCTTTTCCAGACACCAAAAACCACAAACCCCCGACTTTCTCTAGGAAAATCAGGGGTTTGTGTTTTCAGAATGTGGCGGTGAAGGAGAGATTCGAACTCTCGATTCCACAAACAAGTTGCCAAGCCCATTTTTTACGGGGTCTATAGCCCCCCATAGGAGTCAGAGTGTACACACTAAGGGTACGCATAAAAAGATCTGACACGTTCTCTCTTAAGGCTATAAAACTAAAAATCAGCACGGTTTTCAGTACTAGCAAGTGATGCGAACGATGAGCTGCAAATCATCTATGAGGGTTTTATCGCCCGGAGAGCGTCCCTGCGCCCCTTACCCGCTAGGCGAGCTGAGTAATAGACCATGCAGAAAAGCGCCCAAGTGGAAAGCTTCCTTGGGAGCTAAAGGTCAGAGTGAACGACCGAACCAAAGCTAGGTTACTAAAAGGGTGCTCAAGCGCAACGCAACGCAACGCTTTAGCAAGTCACTACACCCCGTAACCAAAAAAATAAAGGTCTCAAATCATCTGCGAAATGCAGCTCGACCAGCACAAAGATTGAGCAATCTTTGGCGCATGCGGACGCTCCTCATCACACTCAAAAGCACTACTCTCAGTGCGCTCCGACACACTCTGATCACACGTCATGACCGTTCAAGCTCGAGTAAGGAGCGCACCAGCTGTCGGCAGATGTCTTTGGTGTCGAATTTTGGTGCACCACGGCATAGAGTGTCGTAATCTGCAACTGTATGAGCACGGGTTCAGGAGCGGAATTGGTTTGCTGTAACGATTAAAAACAATGCATCAAGGACTTAAGCATTGAATTCAACTATAAAAATTCTCAAGCACTTTAAGCCAACTCCGGCGAGTTGTTATGCACATCGAGCAACAGCTACGGTGATAGCACACAACATCCATAATGGCTTCACCATCATTAAATCGAATATGAAGAGGTAGCGCAGTGACGCCTATCGAAGCGCAGTTACTAGATGCGATAAAAACCGAAAAGCCTTTAATCCTTTTCTTGGGCCAAGACTACGCGAACACTAGCAACCCGGACCCAATACTCAGTTCTATATTGACAAGAAAACAATCATCCAAGTCTACTAGTGATGGTTGGCCGGCTGTATTAGACCTAAAAAACCTTACACGCGCAGACTACGAATGGCTTTCAGAACGTTGCGAAAGAAATGTATTACCTGAATCACTCACTATCAATTTCGAGTTGCCCTGGAGTGGCGTATTTACCACTTCCGTGGATCAAACCATCGCAAGACATTTCGAAACACGAGGTAGAATTCCCGAAACCATATTAGCGAAAGATCATTACTCACGAGTACCTCGAAGCAAGTTTAGACCTCCAATACATTATCTTTTCGGAAAATTAAACGAGACTGAGTCCGATTTTCGCCCGCCTTCTAACCAGTTGGAACTATTGCAACGAGTCAGCATTCATACAAGCGCCCTAATCGGTCGGATATCTGATACCGTTACTCCTGTAGGTTTATTAATCATAGATGGTTATAACCCTGAAGCTGACTGGCTCAGCATCGACACGCTACTCGCTGCGCTGTCCATGTCTACCGAGCTAAAAATCCTATTCCTGGGAATAACAAAACCTCCAAAATCAGCTTTTTTCTCAGTATTAGAAGAACGAGGAAATATTCAGAGCGACAAGCGCAGCCTTAATGAAATAATTCAAGTACTATTAAAAAACGACGAACCATTATTTGGCAGCATTGATGGCGGCGAAGCTGGAACAGTGACGCTTGAGAATAAGAAGATCTTCGTCATTCCACCGGCACTTCGCTTACGTGTAGAGGCATCCGCCGCCGTAGTAGATGACACTTGGACTCAATCACAGCCGTTAATTTTAGGTAGCGCCCTAGAGGAAGACTTCCGAAGCTTTCATGGGGGCTTCGGTGGACTTCAATCATTGGTAGAAGGTATAGGAAAGTCTTACGCAATACGTAGGGACTTCGAAATAGAACTTCTAACAAAGATTAACTACTACCTTAAAAACCCAGGCCTTTTGGATAGTTATCTAATAATTCATGGACAATCAGGAACGGGTAAAACGCTAAGTCTTGCTCGTATCGCCTTGCTCCTTAGAGAGAAGTATAAGCTCCCTGTAATCTACTCTAAAGCGAGAATTCCACATGCCAGCGACGTGGAGGATTTTGCTGCCGAGGCCGAAAAATCAGGTGCTTCGAGTACAATTATTATATGTGACGCTAATCAGTCGCACGAGAAATACAAGGAGCTTGCAAACAGTCTTAAAAGTCGAGGAAGACGGTGCATAGTAATAGGCACATCCTATATCACCGAAGGCGTAAAGAAAGGAAACCCTCATTTCACTGAGGCCTCAGCTAAATTAAGTCAAGACGAGCTAGGCGCACTAAAGTCCCTGATTAAAAGGTTTCTTCCACTACAGTACAAAGACATTAATGTAGAAGAGGACAACAAATATATTCTTGCTTTTCTTTATCGCCATCTCTCGATGAGTCGTGCTCGAATAATAGATGGGATCACCAACGAAGCGAGAAATGCTGAGCAAATAGTCAGAATTAGAGCTCAGTCTATGCCGCGTCAGGACAACCCTCAATACGCTTTGGCCTCCCAATTAATTACCCTAGGTCTCGGATCTTCAACTAGCAACCTATTTGAAGATGAGGTCAATGATGAGCCTGGACTCGATTCCGCTGGAAAACTGATCGACTTCGTAATGGTTGCGGGGCGAGTAGACTGTCCTGTTCCGCTTAATCTTCTCTTACGCGCACTTAACAGTGCTGACAAAAATCTTAACTATATACAAATCGCATATCTATTCGAGGAATTAGACCTATTCAGATGGCATGTCGCAGACGCTGAGGGGAATGAACTTTTAGTGCAGCCCCGCCTTCGACTGGAAGCGGAACTAATTTGCCGCCGCAGATTAGCCGAGCGGGACAAAGAGATCGACTATATTGTCAGCCTTATTGAATCCGTAAGAACATCTCACGTAGATGGACGCTCAGAAATCTCTTTTTTGCTTAATTTACTTAATAAACTTCAAAAAGACGGCCCGCGAGGAAACGCTTATAGAATGGGCTTTCTTAGGATAGGCAATGCACTTACCAACCTTCGTATAAGACATGATGTAAATGATGCAAGTATAATGCTGCAAGAGTCTTCATTTAGGCGCTCCGCGATATTCACTTCAGATCAAGAGAGTTCCGACTCTGCTAACAAAATCTCAGAGGAGGATCGGGCAAGGATACTTAACGAAGCTCGAGACATCGTAGAGCTCGCACTTAAGGAAATTGATGAAAAGCGTTTGAGGGCTAGTAGAAAAACCCAACAAAACTTCGCGGTCGAGCGAGCGTCTATATATGGCTATTTAGCTGTAGGCCTTGCAAAAACATCAGCTGATGAAAGTGAGATTTGGTCATACTACCTAGCCGCTAGAGCCGCTATATCTAAGGCAATGTCGGTGGTAAGCAACCATTACCCTTTGGACATTGCGATCTGGGCCCCTATAGACATACTAAAGTGCGCCAACAGCTCACCAACTCACGAACTCGAATTAAAGGCTGATGTATACGCAGTATTCGACCAGTTAAATGCTGAGCTATCGAATAAACACTCAGCAAAGATTCTGGAGCGAAAGTTCAAAGTAGCGCGGACGCTTGGATCAATACAATTAGCGCAAGAGGCGTACGACGAACTTGAGAAAACAAATCCTGCTTTGGCCTTTTATCTAAAAGCGCGATCTATGTGTGGTGATCTATTTGATTTACAGGGAGAAAAAATAAGCGAACCAATACGTAGCCAAGCGGGAGCAGCTGCGAATTTTCTTTGGGTGCGGTTAGAGTCCATTCGCGAAGATGTTCGAGCGCTGCAACTATTGATCCAGCTTCTTTGGGTCGAAAAATCCGGCGAGATGATGCTTCGGAGAGAGAGATGCCAGATTCCAGCAGACAAAAATTTCCAACATAAAATACTATCCCTAGTCAAAACACTAAACAGTGTGTCTGGTGAAGCCGCAAAGAACAACTATAGATTTCTGGAAGCCACGTTCGAATGGTTAGTTGGCAGCGGCACGTATGCAAGAGAATTATTCAACACTCTATCCAAGGATACTGAATTTGAAGACTCATCAAGGATAGTTAGACGCTTGGTACTAGACGGTAGCAATAGCAGCTACGGCAGTTTTAAAGGACGCGTTGAAAAAAATCGCGGCGAGGGCCATTGGACTATTTCCGTGGAGGGACTTATCAATACGGTTGACTTGCTTGCACGAGACTTTACGAAAGAAGACCTTCGTGAAGGGCGAGAAATTCGCGACTTCAACATCGCATTTAATCATTTAGGACCTATTGCTGACCCCCTTTCTCGCCAAGGAGCCCGCTTGTGAACTACAGCCAACTTCAAATAAGCTACCTTGAGCTTAAGAAACGCCTATCAACGTCGGTAGGCGCAAAGGCGCTCCCAGAAATAACAGTCGTTCCGCCACACGGCACTAACGATGAACTTTCCTTCATTAGGCTTGTAATTTGGGGGTACGTGCTACTCCAAGAATCAGGGAAGACCTCAATATCGTTTCTGAGAAAGCTCCCACCATGGAGCTCTGACAGCAGTGCGATTCTACCTCACGTTCGTGCTCTCAGGACTTGGACCAGCCACAACCTGTCCTTCGAAAAAGTCAGTGATGTAAAAACCATTGAAATTGCGACCTATTGGCTTAGAGAACAATGCGGAACGGGATCTCCTAATACGACAGAACATTGGCATAAATGCTTCACGGCACTCGCCACTGACTTACACAGCCTTCTATTGAAAGCCATAACAGCATGCGACTGCTTTGACGAGTCAGAAGACAGGGATAACTTAATTGCACAATTTGAATTGGCGATCGAGCGCACCTGGGAAGCATACCGCTTTGATAATTATGCGACGACAGCAATGGAAAAGCTTGGTTATGACGGTTTAGACGCTCCTACTATAAGAACAGCAAACCTCGATGCGTGGCGAAGAGTTGTAACCTCATCGATAGATAAAGACTCCATCGAAAAAAACCTTACCCTTAGAGTTGAGAGCGACATACTCAAACTTATGGGAGATGCCCTCCCGCTCACTTCAGCGACCACGGAAGCTCTGTTTAAATCTAGATCCCCCTCAGAACTAGCTGCCACACTTATATTAATGAAAACCTGCAATTCTGGAAAAGAATCACTAACTGAAATATTAGAAAAGCTGACGAAATCTGAATAGTTCAGCTCTATACAACTGTTTTTTCCGGAGAGCTAGCTCTCCGGTCTATACTCATGCGAGTGAAGCGAAGTTTTTTTTCAGCCTTCCTCATTTCTGCGTGGAATGAGTGGAGCGGTCAAAACATGCAAGTGCGCCATCTAAATTCATGCTGAAACTAATATTTTTTGCAAACGAACAGATGACTCTTGCAGTACCTTACAAGCGCGATGTTTACTGGGGCCAAAGTACAACGACCCCAACGTCAGCTTACTCATTAAAGACATGCACGGCTAATCACCTACCACCTTTATCTACAATAACGATTCTGGGCGGCGAAATGTCGAATGCTGGTGAGTGATCTGTCATGTGTGCCTCTTGATCCATCAGAGTTAAGATTACCTACTGGTAAGCGGCATCTAACTACAAGAGACGCCTCCATACGATATAGGAGTGGATGCTTTGTTCTAAGCTAGAGCACTGCGCTTCTTTCTTCAGTTCCTCCTCTAGCTGAGAGGACTCTTAGACACGCGACCACGGACGAGAGCCCAACCACATGTGACTATTTTTTGAGCAAAAATCTATATCCCGTTTAGTAAAATTGGCTTCTGCTTATTCTCCCCCCTTGGGGGGGGGGGACGCTACGACATCGGAGGAATGCTCTATCTAATTACACACTTTTGGCCGTAACGACACTCCAAGGTCCGGAATCTACTCCCCACTGATAAAACGGTAACTCAAGATCAATCAAGTCGCTCCCTCTCCGCCTGACCTAGCTCAGTAAGTACACCTTATGAGCCAGCCTGGGAGGCCTTAGTGGCCCACGAAAGAATGCGGGGTCCAGGATGGCTCATAAGTGTTGACATCATAAGAGCCAGCCGGTAGCGTTGTGAGCCTACATTGTGGACCAGGAGGCCCGACCATGACCGCTATCATCGCCTACACCCGCGTCAGCACCGACGGCCAGTCTATAGAGGCGCAGCGCCACGCCATCGGGCACCGCTTCAACGTATCCGAGGACGGCTGGTTCACCGACGAAGCCACCAGTGGTACGACCAAGGCGATGGACCGGAAGGGGTTTGCAGCCCTGTTCAGCTACGCCAGGAAGGGAGACACCGTTGTCGTCACCGCCATCGACCGCTTGGGTCGGAACACCATCGACGTCCTAGAGACAGTAGAGGCGTTGAAGACGAAAGGTGTCACTGTGGTCTCGATGCGCGAGGGCTTCGACCTGTCCAACCCCACAGGGAAACTCATGCTCACCCTACTGGCCGGCGTAGCGGAGCTGGAGCGGGAGAACATCAGAGCACGGCAGATGGCGGGCATCATCAAGGCCAAGGCCGATGGTCGCAGGCTGGGCGCCCCCAAGCGGCACGATGACGAAGCAATCGCAGCCTGGAGGAGGGAGACTAGCTCCAGCATCAAGGCCACTGCTGACCACTGGGATGTATCGACGGCAACCGTGAAGCGGGCCTGCAAGGCTATCTACGCTGTAGAGGAACCCAAGTCGCAGAAGAAAGAAGCTGAAGAGGCAGAGCGGCTGAACGCCATTGAAACTAAGGCGTCTCGGATTGCCATGGAGAAGGGGAAAAAAATGGCCAAGATTGAGGCATACGCCAAGGAACACCGCATCACTATCACCCAGGCCATGATCCACTTCATGTAGGCAAACGAAGCCCTGGGGAGGACGTCACGGCGAATTAGGGCCCCTCCTTGTACGGGCGGCGGCGTCCCTACCCCAGTCAGCGGACGAGCAGCCGCTTCTGAGTGGCTTGGCAGACACAACACCCTAAGATTGATATTCAAGGCGAACCATCGACCCCGCCGAGCCCTTGCGGAACCGCCATTTCAGCCATCACCCTTCTATGTGCCTGCAACCCTTGGCCCTGCTGGGTTTGAGGGCTATGAATTACAATTAGTGCCAGTCAGTGAGCAAGGGCACCCGTCGTCGCCTTCAAAGCAGGCCGGGGCATTAACGCCAATCCTTGTATATCCAGCCTGACCTCCCGTCCGGCGGCACCTTACCCCACCTCCCGTAAACCATTAACCCTGCCTGGAAAACCACGGCGGGGCTTTGATGTTTGCTATCACCGGACCTCAATCCCATGAAACAACCCATTCGCCTTGTGCGCCTCAATCTACACCTACGTGCGGACCATCTTGACCGCTTGACCGACCTTGCCAGCGCCATCAGTCGGCGAAAAGGACGCGACACACGGCTTGCTGAAGCCCTGGAGTTGGCCCTGGTCAGCGGCCTTACGTGGACCAACATCGACATGCTGGACCTCCTCAAATCGGACCTGGAGGCGCCTTGTTGGCTTGCCCTGGGCCCAGCCGTGCGGACCCGGTAACTATGAAGGGACGACTTCAATCCATCCCACTAGACAAGGTAATCACCAGTCCGCGACTTCAAAATCGTAATGCTGCCTCACCCTGTATACAGCACCGGCTCCCATTGACGCCGGCCACCATTGAGCATCTGGACAGTCTCAAGATGGTTCTCAAGCGCGGCGAGTGCCTGCCCCCTGTTTTGGTAGTCCCCGCCGAAGACGACACCGCTGGAAGGTTTTACCTGGTCGACGGCTATCACCGCTACTGGGCACACCAGGGGCTCAACCTGGAAGTCATCCAAGCTCTTGTGCTGGACGGCAAAGGTTTTGCTGACGCACTGGTGGCTTCTGGTACGGCAAACAGTAACCACGGCCTACGACTCACTAAAGACCAGAAGGTAGAGAACGCGTGGCGCTGCTTGAACTACCCCGAAACCGATTTCTACCGGCGTCTAAACAAAACCCAGGCAGAGGCTGTGCTGGGTACTGACCGGGAAACCATCAAGAAAATGCGTCAGAAGGTCCGTCAACGTGGCGTAGCGGCAGGACTAATCGACGCCAGCCTCAAAGGCAACGCGGCAGCGGAAGCGCTCCTGGCTTACTGGAACGACAACCCCGCGCCTGATACATGGCGAATGGCGAGGAGAGACGGAAGCGTCGAACGGAAGAATCCACATTGGCAGGAGAAAAAGGCCGCACGCGCACTTGCGCAGGTTTTAGCTGACTTTGAGGCTGCCTACGGGGCTGACGTTGCAAAAAAGGCCATCAATGCCGTTGGCTTTCATTTGTACAACGTTAAGCCGGCCGAGGGTATGGACAAGGTGCGCCGCACTTTCTCTGTCTCCGCCCAGCCCATTCCCGAAGACGATGAAGCCACACTCTCCGCAGAGGACATGGCGGCGTTTCTGGACTGGCAGCGTGAGCAGCACTTTGATTTCCAGCCGCAACCGCACTTCAACGACACAAATCACCAGCTCCCTTCAGACTTCTGAAGGACATCAAGTGGGTATCGTCAGGGAGGTCTCATACCTACTTGCGCCCACGCCCAACCCCACATCCTAAAGGACATCAATCCATGACCACGTACATTGCTTACGTCGACGGCGCCTGCCCGAACAACGGTAAACCCAACGCCAAAGCTGGCTAGGGCGCTTACATCACCAACCCCGAAGGCAAGACATTGAAGCTTGCCGCTCCTGTCCCCCCTGAACAGCCCCAGACCAACAACAGAGCCGAGCTGCTGGCAGGCGCTGAAGCGGTGCAACAAGCCAATGCCTATCACGCTCTACAGCGACTCCCAGCTTGTGGTCAAAGGGGCAAACGAATGGCTGCCCAACTGGAAGACCAAGGGTTGGAAGAACAGTAAAAAGAAGCCCGTTGAGCATCGTGACCTCTGGGAGCAGATCGACCAGCTCATAGAGCACCGGAAGGTGACTTTCGTTTGGGTCGAGGGGCACACGGGTAACCTGGGTAACGAGGAGGCCGACTCCCTGGCCTGCCGAGGAGCTAATGGCGAGTACCTTTATGAGCTGACCATGGCTAGCGATACAATGTAACCACCGTGAAGGGTGGATGGAGGCTGCGTGTCCATCCCCCTGTTGCTTTAGCCAAACATCAGTGCATGGCTGCGTCAGCGCCCTTCTGGTTGCGCTCCATGTATGCCTGCATGAGGCTGGACTTTTCAGCCACGACCAGCTCCAACCTGGATGCTACTTCAGGGTCCCCAGCCTCCTTAGCCTTGTCGTAAGCCTTCAAGGCTTCACCGTATTCACGACACAGACGCTCCATTACTTCAAGGTAGGCGTCGGATCGCTCCTTATCATCGATTGCTCCCATAACTGCCTCCATTGTGTTTCGGTAATCCAGTGTAGCCAGTGATTCGCGCCGCAATACAACCACGACCAGGCGAACGCCAAGGTCGAGCAAGCCGAAGCCCTGGACACCCAGGCCGTGGCCCTCCGTGACGAAGCGAAAGCAGCAACGCAAGCGGCCCTGAACATTCGTGTCCTGGTCGGTGACGTCAAATGAGCCGGCGTCTTGAAAGCATCGTGGAGCTGTTCCAGGAACAACTGGAAGTCGAAGGCTATGACGCTGACGACATCGAGCAGGTTCACAAAAGCATTGCCCCGGACCTGCCCGTCACGACGGCCCTGGAGCTGATGATTTACATGCAGCAAATGACGCGCCGCCTTCACACCACCCGCCCGGTGCTGGAGTGCGCTGTATGAGCCCCCTTCAAAAGTTCGCCTTTGGCCCCTTAGACGTCCGCGTGGTCGAGCTGGAGGGTAGCCCCTGGTTTGTCGCCTCCGACGTCCGTCGCGCCCTGGGCATTGCTCAAGCGGGTACAAACTTCAGCTTCCTATCAGCCAACGAGATTCGCACCTTACCCAGGGGTTTAACCTCTGCCAAAGGCATGGGCACCGCGAAAATCCTTGCGGAGTCCGGCGTGTACAAGCTGGTCATGCGCTCCAACAAGCCCGAGGCCCGCGCCTTCCAGGATTGGGTAACACGGGTAGTCCTCCCGGCCATCCGCAAGGACGGCGCCTATGTCCTGGGCGAAGAAAAGGTTGCGACTGGCGAGCTGTCCGAAGATGAGCTGGTCATGCGGGCAATGAACATCATTTCCAGGAAGGTCGACCGACTGACCCACGAACGTGACCAGCTCGCCCGGAGAAAGAGAACGGGGCAGTTTCCCACCCCGCCGTCGATTAGAAATCGAACATCAACTGCGTCCAAGGTGGACTGCGGTAATGCTCACACACGCTCTCCCTCTGCCCGTAACGATTACGGCTGTAAGAGCTAACGTGGACGGTCCGGAGGTACTGCGGTGTGCGACGCCTAACACGTCGACGTTTCATATCTCTCATGGCTGCGTCCCTGATGGGTCGCCACGGCAAGAGAGTAGGAGATGTGCGCCAGCTATCCGCCAGAAGTTATACGGTATTGTATTACCATACCGTATAGCCCACACTTCCCCCACAGCCTTTGCCTATGGCATTGGTTTAGTCGCTGGAGGGCTAGTACCGGCAAGTCTTCCCCCTTCAGCAACGCTGATACCCTGCCCCCTCACGGGACGGGGTTTTTTGTGCCTGGCAATAAGCCAAGCAGCAAAATCCTTTGTCTTTTCAGATTGTAACTTGTCACTCAAATGTTGAAGACTGGCACCGTGAATCCGGCTGTCAGTGCATGTTTACGCATGGTAACAGCAAAGGCCAACCAAAGCGCAGCCAGCCCGGTGCAACTTGAAAACACAACCGACAACCCGCCATGAAAAAACACCCGAGTGACCTACTTCGACGGCGCCGCAATGAATCCGCGTCTGTTATGGCGAGCCGGGAATAAACGCTCGTCCCCCTTCGCTTTACCTTGGTCACATCAGCTTCCGGTCCCGTTTAAGCACGAGAACGGGTGCAAGGTAATGCCGAAGTGCTTTGGACCTGACGCCCGTGTAGAGCCTTGGGATGGGAATCCCAAGGTCGTCGTTCTAGAAGCTGCCGACACCTTCCCTGCTATCATCGAACACCATGCACTAACCGAGGTTATACATGCGCTACATCGACTATGCGGAGCTGAAGGCCAATTTCGAGAAGTACGTCGAGCGGGCAAACAACGGGGAGGAAGTCGTCATCACCCGTGACGGAAAGCCGCTGGTGAAACTTGTGGCGTTCCAACCGGTGTTGCCACGCATTGGCGCCTTGAAAGGACAGTTCACCCTTGACACCAATGCAGCCAGCGCGATGGATAAAGAGATCGAAGACCTTTTTTATGCCAACAATTTATTTCCCGAAGACTGCCCCGCAGCAGCACGAGGAATGTCCACGCCAGGTGGCAGTGACAAAGAGGAATAGTAGGCCGTCGTCGCGGGCAATGCTGGGTAGCTTTTACAATATTGGCGAAGCAAAACCATGCCCCTGAACTTGCCGACGCCCCCTAGCATTGTCTAGGCAGCTCAAGGTTGCGGTAATAGACCCGCCTCTTGCGCCAAGTGCGGAAACTTGCGAAGTTCTTCAGCCATACGGGCTAAAGGCATACTTCCGTAAGACCGGCCAACGGTGCCTCCACTATGACCAGTGATGGCCTCATGGACGTCATCGGGAATCCCCGCCCCACGGCACAAGGTTTTGAATGCGTGCCGAAAACCGTGCATAGGCGCAGCAGGACTATCAAGGCCCACTACCTTGACCAGGTAAGGCCCCCAATGACGACCGAAAGACTGACCGAATTTCCCGAGAGTGTCCTGCGCCAACTTCGGAAACAGTTGACCCGACGAAGACAACGACTCCACGTAAGCGCCGAAGCCCAACGCAAATAGATCAGCATGGAGCGGAACATCCCTTCGGCTACTGGCGGTTTTGACACGTCGACCATGGCCGTCATCAGCGTCGTCGTTGAGGATACTCAAGTAGTGAAGCCCTTCTGGAGTCTGGCGCACGTCACGAACGTAGAGCTGGGCCAATTCATTCTGACGCGCACCGGTATACGCAGCCAGCAGCGGCATCCAATAAAGTGCTTCACCAAGATCCGTAAGCGGCGGTTTCCAGCCCGCGACGAATACAGGGCTGGACAGGATGGTCTTCAATTCATCTCGGCTGTAGTCCTTGCGACGACGACTAACACCAGCCTTGGTAATGTCTCGTGCTACGCGCTTTGATACCCCAGAATCGACAATTGGGTTCGTCTGAATCCACCCCATATCTTTAGCGAACGTCAGTATCGACGACATGGCCCGAAGGCGTTTTTTCGTGGTTGCAGGGCTAATACGCGGCAAGCCCTGGGCATCTGCCAACGCAATTTGTTGGAGCGCGTCAATTCCACGGATACCCACGCCCTTGCTAACCGGAGTTCGAGCGAGCTTCAGCCTGTACTCCTGGGCAAGTTCATTAGTAAAACTGGAAATTGGAATATCACCGAACAGCTCAACAAAGTGCTGGACGATTCCACGATAGTCGTTGAGCGTGGTGGCCGTAGCGGCACCCTTACTGGCAATTCGGTCAGTCTTGTAGGCATCCCAAACAGCCAGGATGGTACGACCGTCATTTTTGCCGGCCTCCGCACGCTCAAAGGAAAGCTGCGCAACAGGTGCTATCACGGGTGCAGCGACATAACGACCACCGGCACCTGCCCGTGCTAGGCAAAGCGTGGAAAGATCACAAAGGTGGGACCAGAAAGATTCAGCCAGCTGTGCATGTAGGGATGTTCCTACAACGGTAGGCGGCAACTTATGCGCGTCCAACATTGAGTTAATAAAAGGAAGGGTGTACCTGCTAACGTCGGCGGTGGAATCTACGCTGACTACGGACTGAAAAGTACTGAAGTACCGACCAATCGGCTCACCGCTCTGGGCGTCAAGAGCATCATCAGTCTCCTGGACAAGCCAGCGCCAATACTCCCCAGTGGCTTCCAACTGCGACAGTTCTTCCCGAAACCACCTGGCGGCTAACTGCTGAACGTCTGAAGCATCCAGACGCACGCCACCGTCATATATACCCTGGGCAAGGGCGAATACCTGGGCACATTCTTCACTGACAGGGCGGGCTCTACGGAGAGCAACTTCCGGGTCACGGGTGCTCAAGCTTCGCTTCCAGACTTCCTTCCCCACAATCGAAATCAGGTGCTTCGGAACTTTGCGTCGGAACTGATACATCCCACGGGAATCCAGGGTAGGTCGGGTCATAGCTAAAACCATACGGTGTACTCGACCGGTGTACGCATTTCGGGCGAGCTTTGTGGGAGCCAGACAGCAAAAAGCCCCGGAGCTGTTAACTACCGGGGCCTTGCGAATTTGGCGGTGAAGGAGAGATTCGAAAGTACCCGCACCCTCGATCGCTCGACCGAGGCCCCGGAATACAAGGGCTCCAGCGGTGCCAATTGCACAAAAGCATTCCCACGCCATTCCCACGAGCATCAGCATGCACATCAGTACGCGTGCGCATCACACGTATAGGGGGCTGGAATTCGAAATCTAGAGGGGGGCAAAAAAAAGAGTAACATAAGTAATCCTGACCATTTTTTACGCACAACTAACTGAAATTAAAGGGATTTACCTCTCTGCCAAAAGGTAATTTTTAAGTAATATTGAAGTAATCTGATTACTCTTTATAAAAGTAATTTTCAAACTTATAAAATTCCTTAAAAAACAATGATTTGGAAAAAAATTACCTTTTCAATTACTTCTTTGTTACTCCTTTTTGTAATACCGAACCCCACGGAGTACGAGGTCTCTAGCCCATGCCACGGACGTGGTTACTGAAATTACTCTTTTCGAAATCCCCCCCCTCTACCTGCACAGCAAAACCTCCAGACCTTTCGGCCCCCGCTGGGTGCAAGGAAAAGGGAACAGATTTATTTAACACCGGGTTTCGCGTTGCACGATAAAGACACAGCCCCCTCTGAACCATTTCTGAAAAACCGCCAATCCTTCGCATTATCCGTCACAGATCCCAATGCCCTCAGACCTAGCTACACCACGATCCCTCTCGCACAGCTTCTCCGTCGCTCCCATGATGGAACGGAACGCCTCAGGCCGTAGGCCTTAATACACGAACTCTGCACAGCTACCGTAAAATCCCCGTACCATTTTTGTACCACCATCGTTAGAAAGCCATTAATCCATATCATCATGCGGCCAGCTATCGGGGCCGTTCACGAGCTTATGATCTCTACGCAACCGTGGCAGCGAGCGTGATGGTGCACATCGGGGAAAGCTCAAATCAAGGAAATGACTAAAACTCGAGCGGACAATTTGATCCTTGACGAGGTGGGCCCCACAGCTCTCATTTAGGCACGCATTTTGACGGTCCCGAGCGAATGCTACGGTTCCGATCGTCGGCGAATCCGTTACAAATATCGTCTATAGCAATCCATACGCGAATGCCTTATCCTGATAACGCGTCATTTTTGTCGCGTTACACGATTTAGGAAAATATAGATAATGATTTATTCTTTTGGTGCCAAGAACTATTTTTCCTTCAAAGATGGTTTTCAGGTCTCACTTGAATTCAATTCAAAAGTACCTAAAAACATATCTAACTCTAGAAAAGTTTCTCCTATACTAGGCATAAAAGGCGCAAACGCGTCTGGAAAAACCCACATACTTAAAGCTCTAAAGTTTATATCTTCATTTATAGTATCTTCCTTCAAGGATGATATCGACGAAGAAATATCCATCAAAGGCTTCTTCAACAGCACCAAACCTACTGAGTTCTACATTGACTTCGACACGAATGGCGTGCGTTACACTTACGAACTATCCGTAACCACTAAAGAAGTGATTCGCGAAGCGCTATACAAGAAGATATCGCGAAAAACCCCACTGCTCGAACGTAAAAAAAACACTATAACCTATCGTGTTGCTGAATTAGAATCGTTAGACCTTATTACACTGAAGAGCAACTCCTCCATCATTGACACCGCTCTTCAATACAGCATTAAAAATATAAGCGATGATTTCAAAGCCATCCATTCTTACTTCACCCAGACTAGAGGTAACACTTCCGCTCTTGGATTAGTAGATGACGCGACCATATACGATTACAAAAAAGTAAGCGAGTACTACTTTAAATCACCAAAGTCGTTTGAACTTATGAAAAAAATAATTTTCAACTCTGACCTAGGTATAAAAGACATACTCATACACAAAACGAAAGACAGCAATGGTGATACCAGCTATTTCCCCGTATTTCATCATGACAACAACATCACCGAACTTGATTCAAACTGGCTTACCTACTGGGAGGAGTCAGATGGAACAACTGCTCTATTTCGGCGAATGTATCAGTACTGGAGCACGCTTGAATCTGGCGGAATTCTATTAATGGACGAGTTTGATACCAATTACCACCCTGCTCTTCTGCCACAAATTCTCGACCTATTTATGAATACGGAAACAAATCCAAAAAATGCGCAGTTTCTATTTACGTCCCACAACTTGGAAATAATGGACTTCCTAGGCAAATACAGAACGTATTTGGTCGCCAAAGAGGATGGTGAAAGCTACTGCTATCGTCTTGACGAAATACCTGGGGACATCATTAGAAACGACCGCCCTATCTCTGGCCTCTATAGAGATGGAAAACTCGGGGGCGTACCAAAGATATGAGCAGATTCAATAAAAACCCAAGGAAAGAAAATTTTTTAAATCTCTTTCCGGAGACCAGCATCGAGAACTGCGATATAGAATCGAGATTTAAAGTAAATTTTTCTTTTTTTGACAACTCCCAAGAAAATGGCTCAGGCTTTGATGAGTTAGAAAATGGCGTGCTCGCGAGAATAATGGAAAAAATAAAAGAGTACACTCGCCATGACCTTAACTACTGGAGGCACCAACGGTGTGGAGCTCACGGTTTAAAAATCCTAGCAGATTATGGTGCGTTCCCACCTAACACTAACTTCGTCCACCCTAAGCCAGTACCACACAATGTGAACTGGTGCAGATTCAGACTTGAAGGCCTATCTAGATTAGTTGGTTTCACTATTCCTCCCGGATATGTGAACACGCCCAAAAAAGATAGCCTACCATATGACCCCAATACATTTTATCTAGTGTTTATAGATCTGAATCATAAGTTTTACATAGCTAATGACAGGTGA